GATTCGCTTATCTAATTCTTCTGTTTTCTTCTCTAAATGCTGATAAGCGATAGATAAAATAAGAGCCACAAAGGCTAAAAGAGCTACAGCTAACTTTATTAACCAATGCCATCTGGTAAAAAAAGGAAACGCTACCACGATAGCAAATGCACCTAAATAAAAAATAGAGCTATAGTATATTACCTTCATCTGCCTCCTCCAATAAAAAACAAAACCTTTTTCAAGAGTTGTCTTTAAATTTAACTACTTAGATCCCATTACCATTCCTTTGTGTATAAACGGATTATACCTCTAACCCTCGATCCAGGCAACAACCTTCTTGGTAACCACTACTATCTCCCGGCACCTATCGCAACCAAGTAAATGCCCCTCTATCTGGCCTACCTCATCATCAGAGAGCAATTTGTCAATATAGCAAGCCATATCGTTTTCATCTGGACAATCAGCCATATCTTCGCCTCCTAATACAATAGACAAAAGAAGTGGGTAAATCTAACTAACTATTTATCTTGGCATAAGCATACTCTGGGGTGTATAATTGGAGCATGGATAAAAAACTTAAGAAGATAATAATAAGAGAAGTTATTATTGCAATCTGCATCTTTGTTACAGTATTGATAAATTACTTTATTCCCAACGAAAAACAAGTATATAACTATTTAGGTACTACTGGCGGTCATTCTTATAAAGTGTCATTTCTTCAACCAATACTTACATTTGATGAGTTTAAAGAGAAAGTTACCATATTCAAGGAAATTGTAAAATTTTACCCAGAATCTTTTAATAAAAAGGCCAACAAGGATATTGTTGAATTAGAAGGATGCCCAGCAGACCTTGAAATTGAAACAATAGGCTGGACTAATTCCTTTTGGGGAAGATTAAGAAATACTCTACGAAACTTGGTGGTATTGATTGTTTTCGCATATGCGATTTATCTTCTCATTCGCTTAATTATGACAATTAAAGCATACGGAATTAATAAAACACTAACCACAATAAAAAAGATATTTAAGAAAGCTCTTGAAAAAGAATTCCTGATTAAGGTCATTCTGATATTAGGTATTCTATTTTTATTGATTTCTATTCTGAAATCTTGCGGTATATACAAAACCCCTACATATAGAGGTCTTAGGTCAGGATCTCGACTTCGCTAATCTTAATCTATGCATTAGAAACGCTTCCTTGGAATGAAAGAGTGTTCGGGATACTTAGGTTTTTCCATCAAGACGCTCTATCAATGGACGCACGAAAAGAAAATCCCTCATTACAAGTTTGGTAAGATAGTTAAGTTTGATCTGAAAGACTTAGAGATCTAGATTAAACGGAAGAAAATAAAACTTTTGTGGAAGATTGAAATTTAGGGTGTAAAAGAAAAACCGACCAAATAATCCCCTTCTCCTTATTCAGCCATATTTCCCCTTGCAAATAACCTATCAAACAAACGGTCGTTTGTTTAGTAAACATAGAAAACCTGGATAGTGAAGTTGGAACATTAAAAGGTAGTTTATAATATACTAGACTAGAGTAAGGGAGACTAATTCAAAGACAACGGTTCTTCTAATAAAACACCAACTCTGTCATTTTCAGAACGGACAGCTACGCCTATCCTGGTGTCTGCATCTTTCCAGCTACCTCCAGGTGAAATTGAAAAGTTAATTCTGTCACCAATGTTTATATTCTTTTTTGGTTGTTCAATGCATATCCCATATTCACAAATATCAATTATTCTCGTAGAACCGTAAACATCTCCTGTATTACAATCTTTACATATTGCATGCAAAGATACAGGATTACGTTTAAACATTCTCCTATCAAAACATTCTGGCATTTGATCTACTGTGACAAGTCTTGGATTAAAACATTTAATACCTAAAGCAGTAGCAACATCAAATAAATGGCAATCGGAAGAAAATATATACGTTTCCTCTGCGCTGCTAGAAAGACTATTAAGTTCAAGTCCCGTAGCAATAACAAGCATATCAGCCATATCTATAACACGATTCCTAGCAGTGATAGTGAACGATTGATTAAAAATCTCTTCTGTTCTTGCAAACAAACTTGCTTCAGTAGGATAAGGATTGAGCTTACCATCTTTAACATCTTGCCTCAGTCTATTGATAAGACCAGATCTTTCAGTAATCGACATCGGAGTAGATGTTAATTGACTTTTTTTATGGGCATTGTAGAACTGCTGTATTACTTCAGAGAAACAAACATAAGGAATATATAATTCAATCTTAGTGTTCTGATAGAGGACATCAATTAAATACTGAGCGTTTTGATCGGTAGGTTGAAATCGTTGCAGAATAGCAGATGTATCTAATACACAATAATGCACATTATTCAGAAGTAGCCTCAACCATAGAATAAGCCACCTTTTTAGTGATTTCCCTTACTCTATCAATACTCGGAACGTGGGGAGGCGTCGCCTCAAGCCATTTCTCAAAGTCTCCCCCGTTTTTTATCTTAGCCAGCTTTACAATCTCTTTTTCTTGTTTCATTACCCCCCCCTTGCTTTTTTAGCTATCTTACATCTTCTTGAGGTTTACTTATTTTACCTCTCTTAAAGCATCTCCGTCAAGCATTATTTATCTCTAAAATGTACACCTAATAAGCTAATCCCGAATACTTGCAAAAAAACTCAAATAAGCCCTAAAATCAACGAAGCCCTTTCAATGCCCATTTCCTTTATCATTCAAAAATCACCTCACTACGAGCCTATTTCCCTATTCTGCTTTGCTTAAAACTTGCATATCTCCGACTTTGGCATCCTGGTTGCGCTGATAGGCCGGACACCTTACTACTTTTACCAACTTCCACTGCTTACACTCTTGGCTGCAATTCTTGCAAAGCCTATTTACCCCGCTTAAAGCCATTGCTCCTCCTTACCAAACAATCGTTCGTTTGTTTACCATGCCTTCCTTCTCCTTGAAAACCTGTAAAAACGACCGGGAGGATTGTTTGCTCCTACTAATCTCCTAGAACATCATACTTATCATTAGTAAATTCCTTTATTTGCTGGGCCAGTCTATTCTTGGCCTTAACCGGGAATGCAAACGTCAAAGCTAGAGCGTCTGCGTTCCCGGGACTTGCTAATCCGCGTTTACGCATGCTGTCTTTACTTTCCAGTACAATGCAATCGCGTATGTTTATATGGCTCTCTGGGCCGGTTAGATCTACAATCATCTTAGGATCTTTGGGGACACAGCCACCTTCTATGAGCCACTGCTTTAGCATACCCCATATCTCTGCACGCTTATTAGCGAACCCTGGAGTTCCGCTCTTTGCCCCAAAGTTAACAAGCGTCCAGTTACGGTTTAGCGTCTTACCAAAGGAGTATATCCCTGTGCCGTAACCTTGGTCTATAAAGACTGCGTCTGCTTTCTCTGCGTCTTCGTAGTGCGCAAGTGCACCGGCTATTTTACTGTCGTCATCATTCTTTTGAAACTCTGCAAGCTTTTTAGCCATTAAACCTTGCCGTAAATAGATAACTATGTTATCTCCACCTGTCCAAGCTGGATCAAGACCGATTATCTTTGGTGCCCAATAGTATGAGTTCTCTCCAAGTTTGCGCCCAGCTGCAGCCTCTGCTATGTCTGTTGGGATAAACTGTAGGTCGCTTGCCTTAGGAAACTTTCCTAGAACGTGAACACGTACCCAGTCACTGTCTATTCCGTAGTCTCCAATCCACTGACTAAGCTGTTCTTTGTTAGTAATCTTAACTGTTTGGCTATCTATCTGCCAAGTTTTCCATCTATTCCGAGACTTAGCAAAGCAACTATGAAAGCGCCCTGTATTTCGTGTTGGATTACCAAAGACAGCCCAGATTATTTCGGTACCTTCATCAGTAAGAGCGCCTTCAGTAACTTCCCATATAATATCAGGAATAGCCGAAGCTTCATCCATTATCACAATAATACGTTTGCCCTTATTGTGTAGTCCCGCAAACGCTTCTGAATTATGCTCTGACCAGGGAATCTGATCTACACGCCAAGTCTTTTCATGTTCTGGATCAACTGAATAGATTGCCGTTGCGGTAAAAGTAAACCAGTGTTTAGCTATAAATAACCGATACCATTTAGCAAGTTCAGCCCAAGTTTTAGTCCTGAGCTGATTTTCTGTGTTAGCGGTAACTATTCCACGAGTATCTTCGAAGGTAGATAACGACCAGAGGATAATCCAGGACACTAAAGCGGATTTACCTACGCCATTTCCTGAAGCAGTTGCCAGCCTTATCGCTTCATTCGAAGTCAATAAGCCATCCCTAATGGCGCAAAGTAGGTCCTTCTGCCATACATCCGGCCCATCAAAGCCTAAAAGCTCGCCCTTGCCCCATTCAAAAGAATATAAAACCCAATCGTAGGGGTCTTTAGATATTGAAACCATATCATTAATCAAGTCACGTTCCGGATTCTGTGCTGATAACTTTGCCATTGATTATTCTTTCCCTTGCTTCTTTTATTTTGTTAGCAAGAAATATCTGGGTTACATGTTGAGATTGATCTATCAGGGTATTTCCGTCATTACCTATAAGTGATTTTAATTTTATTAGAAGCTCAAGGGCTTTTATCTGTGTTGGGTTATCCGGCACCTCAATAAAGTCCACTGTCTTTTCGTCTGCATCGCCATAGGTAATATTGGCTGATATCTGCCGCTTAGCTTCAATCAATTCAATAAGCTTATCGATAATTTTCTCATCCGTTAGACCCCTTTTATCCAAAAGAACCATAAAAGCAAGCCGAATGTGAGGC